CAACATTGTCTTTGGAATTACGAAGTTTATTTTCTAGGCTAGCAATCCAAATGTCATCGTGGAAGCCTTTGCGGCATACTTCTGTGCCCCAATACTGTAGAACCCAACGAGGTGTGAGCGTGGGCATATCTAAACGTTCTGCCCACCACGGATCGACTTGTTCGCGCCACTCCCGGGCTTCTTTAGTTCGCCCTTCTAGCATCGTCCTGTCCCAGCCAAACACAGAACTTACTGCGTCTTTTAGTGTATTAGCAAAAGACTCTCTTCTAAACTCGTGAAAATTAACTAGATAGTCAGCAATTGTATCCTTGCCTGACCCGATAAACCCACAAATACCTATAATCATAATAGCCTCCAATTAAGACTATTATACTATACTAAAATATTAAGGTCAACCTATAATCCAACCATAGCCCATACCGCCTGGTACAAGTTTCATCAAATCATCAATGAGCTTGTCCATTTCGGCTTGAGCTTCAGTTTTAAGTGCTGCGCCGTTTAGGCTAGAACCGCCCTGTGGGCCTGCGATTTGAGCAAACTTCTCGCGGGCTTGACCTAGCATCATCTTGCAGTTTGCCAGTGCATAATCCTTAACCCATTGTCCTGAATAGATATCGTCGATAATAGCAAAGTCAGGTTTACTGTTATAAACCATAAGCATTACACTTTCTTCGCCTCGTGGTCTTTGCTGAATAATGAGTTTGTGACTCTGTGGATGCCAAGTAAAGTTAATAAAACTACCAAACATTTTACCAACTAATTCTTGATACTGTGCAAATAATTCATATGTTAGCAATCCTCCCATATTTGTAGAGCTTAACAAATATGTGTTTGTGTATGCTAAATTGAATGGTTCAAAAACTGTTCCGCCCGTGCCGTTACCAGTCCTTGATCCAACACTTCGTCTAAAAATTTGACGGACTTGTTGTATTTCTTTTGGTAAAATATATTCGTTTTGATCTTGTACCAGTGTTAAAAACACGTAAGATTCCTCTACAGCATTATCGCTTCTTTGCCTAAAAACTGCAAGGGCTCTATTTAGAGCTGTTTCGTAGTGAGTTGGATCTAACTCAACATCAATCATACCGTCACCTAGCATAGTGCGGCAATAATTATAAACGCTTTGGCGGGATTCGTCGTTTGTACTCATAATACTATTTATCGTAGCGGTAAATATATGACTATGCCAAGACTTTCGTTATATCGCCCGCAAAAGGGCAACGACTATAAATTCATCGATAAAACCGTATGGGAAATGTTCCAGGTTGGGGGTACAGATGTATGTGTACACAGGTACCTAGGACCAGATATTTCTGTCCAAGGAAACACTCCTAGCACTCCTGCTTACGACTCTGATAATCCTTTTCAAATACAGGATATGTTATTTTTAGAAAATCGCGATCGAAAATATGACCCAGATGTTTATGTATTGCGAGGTGTTTATAATATGCAAGACATTGACTTTAATCTAAGTCAATTCGGGCTCTTCTTGCAAAACGATACAATTTTTATTACATTTCATATCAACGATACAGTAGAAAAACTTGGCAGAAAAATTATTGCAGGAGATGTTATAGAGCTGCCTCATTTAAAAGATGAATATGCTCTTAATGATCTAAGTTTTGCATTGAAAAGATTTTATGTTGTTGAAGAAGTTAATCGCGCAGCAGAAGGATTTTCAGTAACTTGGTATCCCCATTTATATCGTGCAAAATGTAAACCACTAGTTAATAGTCAAGAATATAAACAGATCCTTGACGGAATAGCCAACAGCGACGCTGATAAAGGTAATTACAATTCATCGATTACTTATTATCCTGGAGATATTATTACTGGCCCGGACGGTGTAAAGTATGAAGTAATAAAAGAAGTTACTGGTATTGATCCTCCTAATACTGAATATTATCAAATAGCAGGTACGTTAAGAGATTTAATGAGTACATACAATAAAGAAATGGAGATTACTCAAGCTATCCTTAATCAAGCTGAAGCCGATGCTCCAAAAAGTGGGTACGACACTTCTAAATTTTGGACTCTTCAAAGATCGGACGACGGTACTGCTTCTTTGATTACAGTAGACTCTGATCAAATTAATCAATATTCTGCCGACACTGATATTGTAACGGATAAAAATGGAAATCCTATATTAGACGCTGAGGGCAATGAAGTATCTGCCGTTAACGCTGCTTCAACTTATCCGTCTGTAGATGGAAAAGGTTATGTAGGATATCTAACTAAAGATGGTATAGCACCTAATGGTGCTCCAGTCTCTGTAGGCTATTCTTTCCCGTACAATCCAGTTGAAGGTCAGTTTCATCTTAGAACAGATTATCTTCCTAACAGATTGTTTAGATTTAACGGAACACGCTGGATGAAATTTGAAGACAACGTTCGTATGACTATGGATAACCTAGGTGCTAGTGATGTTGTTACCAGTGCATTGTTTGAAGGTAAGGATGTTAGACAAACACAAAAAACATCGTTTATTAACAATACATCAGTTGCAAATATTGATGGACATACAATCAAACAGAAACAAAGCCTATCTAAGGCTCTTAGACCACAGGCGGACGAATAATGGATTACTTTTACGACGGGCAAATAAGACGCTATGTAACACAGTTTATGCGTGTGTTTATTGGATTTAAATGGCAAGCTGGCGATGGAACTCAACAAACTGTACCTGTAATGTACGGGGATATGAGTAGACAAGTAGCAAATATAATTAAAGAAAATAGCGAAAACAAAATGCCTTCAGTTCCAAAGATTGCCTGTTATATTACAGGGTTAGAAATGGATACTACAAGGTTATCTGACCCTACGTTTGTTAGTAAAGTTCATATTAGAGAACGAAGATTTACAGATGCAGGTGGGACTAGAGAATATCAAAATACACAAGGCGGTAATTATACAGTAGAACGTCTAATGCCTACACCATTTAAATTAACAATGAAAGCAGATATATGGACTTCGAGTACTGATCAAAAATTGCAATTGTTAGAACAAATACTGGTTTTGTTTAATCCGTCCCTTGAATTACAAACCACCGACAACTATATTGATTGGACTAGTTTAAGTGCGTTATATCTTACAACTCCTACTTGGACTTCACGATCTATTCCAGCAGGAGCCGAAAGTGAAATTGATATTTCATCATTAGAATTTGAAATGCCTATATGGTTAACTCCTCCTGCTAAGGTTAAGAAACTAGGCATTGTGCAGAGTGTCATATCTAATGTGTTTATGGACAGTGGCGATATTATTAACTTAGATGATTTAATATACAATCAAAGAATTGGAGCATTTGGTACTACTACTAATAGATATAGAGTATTATTGTTTAAATCTAATACAGGTAACTTAAATGATCATCAGTACGACCTAACTCTAGTTAATCCTACACACGCTGTACTGGCATTAGGATTGGATCAAAAAGAATATGCTAATGGTGCGCCTTTAGAGTGGGCTAAAATTTTAGAAGTTCAGGGCGGATACATTCCAGGCAGTGATATTTGGTTTAAAAAGCCTGATGGATCAGAAATTCTAGGCACATTTGTTATTAATCCTTTAGATCCTACAATCTTAACAGTAACACTAGATCAAGATACATATCCTAGCAATGATGATATAGCAAGTTCAATTCCTGGAGGAGAAACCAGAGGAACTGTAGATGCTATTATTGATCCTTACAAATTTAATCCGTTAGAAGTTTTTGGATCTTTAGAAAATATTCCTCTTGGTATTAGATATTTGATGTTAGACGATATTAATAACAGTACCAATAGAGGAGACTTTAATAGATTGTACGAAGGGTCTGATAGTTCTAAAGACCCGTATGACGGCCCAGATGGATGGAAAGATGTTCACGGTTCTGATCCAGTAGTTAAGGCTAATTCTGTAATAGAATGGGATGGAGAAACTTGGACAACAATTTGGGATCCAGATCTAGCATCTGAAAATTTCTATATTCAAAATATTCGAACCGGCGTTAAGTATAAGTGGGACGGAGTACAATGGCTCAAAGCATTTGAAGGTGAATACGGGCCAGGAGACTGGAACTTCAAACTTATCTCTTGATAAGTAAAGGTATGCAACAGCGTGCCGGATTACTTTTTCTATCAAAAATAACAGGTAGAATATTTCTATTATTGGAAGACTCAAAATGGACTGTTCCAACATTTTTGCGAACAGGTCCTCTTTTAGCTGATGCCAATCCATTATTAAACAGGTATAGCGAAGGTCGAGTACTTCCTATAGAACTTTATCTCAGCGAGGATAAAGGCTTCGAATACGGTACCTATGTCTGTGTTGTAGAAACAGAATTTTTTGGATCCAATGAAGAAACAATATGCTGGTCCAACATAGATAATCTTCCAAAAAATTTACACACCGGTTTAAAAACTACATTAAATAATGGACTAATACGAGCGAAAATTGAAACTATAATGGTGATAGAAAATGCTTCCAACATTACGAACTGATAAAAGAATTTTAGAAGATTTTAAAAAATATCAAGACTCTATTGATAGAATAACCAACGAACCGCTCAAAGAAGAATTGAGTAAGTTGCTTAAACGTCTTAAAGAGCAGGTAGGTCACATAGACCGAAATCACGAACAGCTGATAATTTCTGGAAGAATCCCAACAGAGATCAGCGAAATTAGATCTAACATAGCGTCAATTAAAAAATCATTGGATTTTAAAATTGACGCTTGGAATAGATCTAATAACGTTATGCCTGCGCCTCTCCCCAACGTAAAATAATACCGCCAGGTACTGCTGTACCTGTGGTCTTATAAATGTTAATGGCCAATACGTCGGGTCCATTTGGGAAAGCTCCTCTTCCACCAACCGCGGTTGTTGTCAGTTCTTTAAGTTCTGATAAGTCTAGTGCATTTAAACTACCAGGTTGACACAAGAATGAAAATACCTGCTCTCCGGGAATAGCATACTGTGGATCACCAAACTGGAATGTAACCGTACCTGCTGCACTAATAGTTGCACTAGAAGTTTGAGTAAAAGTAACACGCTGTATAGTAGTTGAACCTAATCGTCTTGGGGACACAGCTGATACAGAAGTACCTGCTGGAAATTGTGTAAAACTAGTTGCTACACGAGTACCAACTGTTCCGCTCGATGCGTTCCAGGATGGACTTGTAAAGAACAAATAGTTGGTGCCTGCATACGAAGCTGCCGAACCAGCTGCGGTAATAGTTATTGTAACGTTATTACCAGTTCCTGCTGGGCTAATAGAATTTCCGTTTGAACTCATAACAATTCTAGTATAAGACACTCCGCTAACTGTAGCGTATGATCTAGTAATAGATGATATAGTTTGATTTACTGTAACGTAAGTACTTGCACTTAATATATCACTCGACTGCATATAAGATACATCGTAATCTGCGTTAGTTATTAAGAAATCATTTCTTGTTGTTGAAACTGCACTGGCGTAGGCTGTAGAAATGCTGCTAGTAACTGTAACGTTTACATTAGTATTAAGTGTACTTGAATTATTAGCAGGGGCACTCATTATAATTCGAGTATATGCAGAACCTAAATATGCTCTTGTAATAGAAGTTATTGATTGTCCGCCAGTGATAAAATTAGGTGCTGCTGCTAATGTATCACCAACCCTTAACGGTGTAGTTGTTAATAATGTATCATATTGTGTATTGGTAATATAAAAATCTGTTCTGCTGATGCTTAGAGCTATACCAGAAGTCTGCCCTGTTAGACCAGTTGGTTGAGCAATAGCAGCAATAGTGTTTTGTACAGTTGAAAAACTTCTAGCAGCGACTGTTGTAGTCAATGCTCCTTGAACAGTAGCGGTAGTTGTATACGGTGCAACACCTCCCCAATTAATAGAACCACCAAGTGCAATTTGTGCAAAACTTGGTTGTCCGCCAGATGCACTTGATGATAGTCCAGTCCAGGTAATCTTAGCAGGATCTGTAGGATAATTTTTAGGATTTAATACTCCTTCAACAACAATAGCTCCAGATCCTGAGTCGGCAGTAATAGCAATCTGATTTAATAATAATTGTGCTCTATTTAGAAGGTCTCTTTCTCCAAGGTCTCCTACAATAGCATTTGATACCGATGGTGCTAGTCTAATAGCAAATGCAGTCTGTTTGGCTGTAGAAATACTCAGACCAGTTGCTGCATAGTTAAAGATATAGCCTCGATCACTGTCAAACATACCGTCGGTTAACAGAGCAGAACCCCAGTGACTAATAGTTGGTGTTGTTGTGCAACTAATTAACTGAACACCGGAATTGGCTGGGTGTGCCTGATTTGGCCCGCCACTCATTGTTCTGTTTACACCTGCAATAAATGTTAAGAACGAAGCAGCTCTGGTACAGCCAACCAATGAATTACCACTTTTACCAGAATATGAAATTACTTCATTGTCGATATAGATTGTTCCAGAATTAGGAAATCTGCTGGCATCAGTTAGAGGTATTGTCTGAGCAGTTGATGTTATAGCGGCAGCTAATTTATTAACCGCTGATCTATTTTCAACTTCGTAACGCACAGGCAAGTTAGCAGTACGCATATATGCTTCTGTGTTTACGTTAGAGTTTCTCATTCTGTGTAAAAATATAAATTTACCATCTGATCCTCTAAGCATAAATTCAGCAAAACCAGCAGCATACCAAGAGTATTGCATACCTAACATCTGCATACGCCAAGGTAAAATGTTATATCCGCTAGGACCTGTTCCGTCTAATCGATCTATATTCCATTCACTTTGAGGAATATATAAATCTTGCGTCACGCATAATTTTGCACCAGTTATAGTTGTGGCGCCTCGCCAATCTGGTGATACAGTCATAGAAGTTTGGCTAGCGATAGATGTAACAATATGACTCATACCCCTCAATACAACTTTATCCCCAACTTTTAACTGATCCTGGAATCTAGTACCGGTTCCAGTTATTAAGTTACTGTCTACACTAATCCCTACAGTTCCTGTTAATTGATTAGTACTTGATCTACGTACAACTGCCATTTCTCGACCATCGTATTGATAAAATAGTCCATTCTGCTCATCAAATGCACCAATTCTAACAGTACTGCCGTGCCAGCGTTTCATAATAACCTTGGCTTCTGGCCTAGTGATCCTGTTGTAGAACT